AAATACTAGTAACATCCTTATCAACACACCAAGCACCTCTAATATCACCTGTCATATAACCTGTGTTGTACTTGGAGGTGATGTAGGCTACTGATGCTTTTGTGTCTGTAGTAGTAGAACCTGCACCATTAGTGGTATTAAAGTTATGCTTTAGTTTTGTTATCCCTAAATTCGAGCCAATCGTATCAAAAGTACAACGTTTGGTCTCAAGACCGCCCGTTCCTAGGTACTTAAGTAAAGAGTCATTTGAGCCAGTTCGATAAAATTCTATATGGTCTTCAGTATAGTAATCTGTGTCCGCACTCGGAATGTTAATTACAGCAATCACATCATAATTACCTACCATAAGCAGGTAGTCCCCTTTAAACACTACCTTCCCATAAGGATCAGTTGCCCAAGTGTAATCAACAACCGTCCCATCATCCTTAATCACACTCACACCGCCTTCAGTAGCCACCGCAATAGTAGGCACTGGCAAACCCGTAGCGGAGTCTATAGGTGCGTTGGGGAGGACGGTCATTGCTGCGTCGTTGACCTCCGAATTGATAAGGTAAATGATTCCGTGGTTAGTAGGCTCAATTTTTAAAACATTCCTATCTACAATTCCATTTCTATTTAAAAATTCGTGTAACCCATTGTCTCGATAAGTCAAAGCCCTTTCAGAAATAAAGTTAATTCTTGTTGGGCCATAATGGTTTGTTAGTGTCACAAATACTTCAGCATTTTGAGCGTTTACCGTACCCGCGTCACCAAACCTCAACACAGTTTCCTGAGTACCAGAAGTGCCTGTATTAAACACCATCCACATATCTAAATCAGGTGTATCACCATCATAGATAGTTACCTTGTTACTCTCAGCCACAATAACAGCAACCGCAGGGAACTCTTTACGAGAGCCTCTAGTAGATGTATTCAGTGTCTCGTTATACCAAGAAGTATCTTGTGTACGATGTCTCCAAGCACCACCATCACTATCCTGTGAGGTATCGTAGACGAAGACATCTACTGCATTACCTGTGATAGAAGTAGTATCTAAAATAGCAGGAAGACTCTCATCGTCCCCTAGAGCTACATCATTGAATAACTCTGCAGTTACCCTAAGCTCAACTCTATCACTAGAGCTATGACTCCCTGAGGTAGCTACACAGGTAAATGTATTACTACTGATACCAGTAACTTTAATTACCTCAGTACCAATAGTTACATAAGTCCAATCACTGGTGCCAAGTGTAGGGAATGAAGCAGCATCATTAACTGTAAATGATGTAGCACCTGCTGATATATTTGCAGTCAGTGTGCTGACCGCATTATTACTAAACTTGACAGCCATTAGTAGTGTCTCCTATTTATACGATCCAATTAAGATACAGTCACAGTCCAAGTGATTGTCATAGAATCGTTAGCACCTTTATTAACTACAGAAAATACTGTACGTGCCAACATGTCACCAGCTGATGCTGCATTAAAGATACCTGCTTCTTTAATAGCACCTGTGCCATCTCCAGCAGCCCAAGTAGTCTCATACGTAATAGCGTTATTAAGTACAGTTGAACCTGTAGTATTACGGTCAAGTTCAGTTGCAAGAGTTGTATCACCTGCAGCTGCTGCTGTATCTCCTGTTCCCAATGCCATATGAGTCATCTCTTCTTCCTGAGTGAAAGTTCTAGCAGTTCCTGTACCTGTACCCACACCTGTCGCTACAAATGTAACACCTACTGTGTTAGCTGAAGCACCGATAGAAGTAAAGTCTGTAGAACCTACGGTCAAGATAGTATAAGGAGTTCCTACTACAAAAGAACCAGCCGTTACAGTAGCTGTTTGATCTTTTAGTCGGTTGGCTACCCAGTTCTTACCTGCCGTAACTACAAGGTTATTTGTTTCTTGCACTACTTCATCATTAAGCTTGATAGTAAGTGCGCCAGTTAAAGTAAAATCATCGTTAATCATTTATCCGCTCCTGTTATTAAGGGGAAGTGAGTTAATAGGTGCACCATTAAGTAACGCACCAGAGTAAAATTGCATATCCATCTGATCACCCATAGAGACAATATTGCCCTTAGTACCAATAAAGTCTTTATTGATAAGAGCAGAATCATCCAAAGCAAATGAATCAGAAATAGATTTAGTAATCGTGCTCCCTATAGTGTCTGTTGCACCAAAGGAGTCCGAATAAAACAGACTGTTATCTAAAGAGGCTAAATCCCCTATCCCGACACTGTCTGTCTTATCGGAAATACCTGTGATCCTGAATGCCTGATCTGCCACTGCATTTAGTGGCTCAGTATTCAGTAGATCATTATTAAAGAGGAATCCAGCAGATTCGTCATGAACCTGAATAGAATCCTGTATAGATTTAGTAATCTGTTTACTAGCTTGATCATAAAAAGAATAACTATCACTAAAAGATCTATTGTATTCCACTACATGAGAGTAAGTATCTCCCATTGAGAACACATTGCCTTTAGTCCCTACATAGTCTTTATTGATCTGAGCTGCATCATCTAATGCAAATGCATCTGAGAAGCTAAGGGTTACATTCCATGCAGCTTGATCTGAGAATGTTACAGAATCTTCTTTGCTTAAATTAGGATATAGTACTTGGGAATCACTAGTAGAAACGCTATCTGTTTGAGGTTTATTGTATTGAATTCCTGTTACATCAACTACACCTAGTGCATCTGCTTTAGAGCTATCTACCTCAATACTAGTATTAGGGCGTGGTAGCTCATTCAATAGAGACGTATTAAGCCCCATTGAATTAAACACGACTCCATCCGTTGTATCATAAACCTGAATAGAATCCTGAATAATTTTATTAAAGTTAGTTATAGCTTGATCATTAACAGAATAACTATCATTAAAAGTTCTGTAATAATCTATTGTACGGGTAAGTACATCACCCATAGAGAAAATATTACCTTTATAACCATAGAAGTCTTTATTTATTAAAGCAGAGTCATCTAAGATAAGTGCATCAGAGATTATTTTAGACAGCGACATAACTGATGTATCAGATGTAGATACTGAATCAGTCTTACTTAAAGTGTTATACAGTACTTGAACATCACTTAAACTATAAGAATCACTTTCAGATTTATCATACTGAATTCCTGTTATATCAGATATGCCCATTGTATCTGCTTTAGGGGCATCTATTTCAATACTGGTATTAGGATGTGATGGCTCATTCAACAGAGACTCATTAAGTCCCATTGAGTTAAGCACGATCCCATCCATTGTGTCATGAAGTAGTATCTGATCAGTGAAGGTGCGGTTATATTCAACTACCCTATCAAACTGATCTGAGGTACTTACACTGTCTGTCTGAAGCTTCTCGTACTGTAAACCTACAATATCCGAGACCCCGAAGATATTACCTTTATTACCGTAGAAATCCTTATTAACTAAATAAGCATCGTCCAATGTAAATGCATCAGTGAAGCTCCGGTTATACTCTACAACCCTAGAGAACGCATCAGATGTAGATACAGAATCCTCTGGACGTTTGATAATGTATAGAGAAGCTAATTCTGTAACTGAATAACCATCATCTAAGATCTTGTTGTAGGCAATTGCTAATACCTCACTAAGAGGTACTTCATCCCTTACCATTCTGTTCTTGCTATCAGGGTCAGTCCATATCTCTGTAGCTTCTGACTTAGAATAGTTTATGGACGCAGTGAGACGCTCTGCTGATACAGAGGCTTGTAGCTTCGTAAGTGATATAGAAGCTCTAAGGGCCATTAGAAGTCCGCTCTTACCTTAAATTTCAGCTTATCAAAGATAGTTTGTACACGACCTGAGGTATCAGTTAATTCAATCTCACCTTCGTACGTGCCTGCTTCGACGTCTAAAGTTGTAAGGTTCCATTGCATGAAACATTTCCCGTCTGTGTATGGTGCTGTCTTACCGCATGTCATTGTGTCTAAAACTGTGTCCCCACCCAAAGAGCGGAATTTAACACGTACCGTTTGTGACGTTAGATCAATAGGAGCCCAAGTTGTAGGGTCGTCTTCGTCTAGGGTCTTTCCCGGCGCAGCTGTATTAGAGTCACGAAGTGTGAAATTTAGTTCTGGTTTATCATCCCCGGCCACGAGGTTGATTGTGTCATAATATGCCATTTAGGCCTCCAATATTTAACCGACTAGTCGGGTTGTTCTCAGCATTTGGTATGCAATAAAGTTAGGTATAACTTTACCCTAACTGTGTCTATCTGTCAACTTAAAAGTTAACTGGTGTTACTCGCATGTTAACGCGTCGGGTATCTCTACCTTTCGCTGCGCATATAGCACGCTCAAATTCAATCTGGCTTCTCATAGAAACGTCAGGGTCGCTCCACTCTTTATTAGGTATTCCCGCTAACTTAGCTAAGGCGCCTGTTGCGATGTTACGACCGTGTGATTCAAAAATAAAGTTTTCAACGCCTTTAGCTGCTAGACTTGGTTTAACGACTAGTGTGCCGGTAAACGTATGTTTCGCGATAGGTGTAGGGTACATGCGAATACTAGCATCTTCAAAAACACTGAAGTGCGTAGGGGTGCCTGTTATCTCCGTACCATCGTCGTTAGTGCCTGGGTTGAAATGTCTTTCCGATACGTGCTCCATCTGAACACCGTCTAGCCTAATGAACATAATATTCTCTAGAACGGCTCTATTAGGTACATCTAGCTCGTAGTCGGATGTGTTTTTACTCGTGTAACTACGTTCTAAATTGTAACGCCATATCTCGCTTTTAGCGCAATACTCCGCTGCCGCTTCCTGAAGATACGTTTTTATAACAATTTCTGGACATCCTGGTACGTAGGGTTGTACGTACGGGTAGAACTTATCCCATGTTACTGCCATTTCTAGACCTCTTGAGGTTGAGAGTTACTGTCACTTTGAGTTTTAGCCCCTATACCCGATAAGAACGCATTGTTGTGCGCTACAGCCCGTTGGGCGTTCGCAGCGTACTCAGCATCTTTAGAGTAAGAACGATACAGCACCCAGTCGATAATAGAGCTTAAATACGTATCGTCTAGCTTGATAACTTCAGTATTACTACCGGCGGGGTTTAACTCGCTTTCGGTCAAAGAATGAGCACCTGGTGCATCAGCATATACAATTTCAACCTGCGCTGCAGTTGTAGCTGGGGGGTACACAAAAAACTCTTTAGGTTGTCTTGGGTCAAACGTAAAATTCTGGATGTTAACCGTACTGGTTTCTGCATGCCAAGAAGGACGTTGGTCGTCTAAGACACTCCTACTAATAAGTCTAACTACTTTCTTTGTAGATGAAGTAGCTAGGTTTCGAACTACGTCTAAAAGACGTAGTCCGGTTGGAAAACCTGTGGCTATTGTTTGACGAGTCCCTGCTACACAGGTGAGCGTAGCTGTTTTAGCGTTAGCGTCAGGGCGTAGTAGAACAATCTGAAGATATGCTTCGTTAATCCAGTTCTGAATTTCTAAACGAGGCCATCGGATGTTCTCGTCTTGTAGTACGTCTTCTACGCGCTGTACAACGTCAATTACTTTTATTGTTGCCATAGGTTACTCCGTAATTCGTTAGAAAAGAGGGGGTTACCCCCCTCCTAAGTTAGTACCTTATATTAAGGTGTACCAACTAGTGCTGTTACAAGAGCTTCGCTCTTAACAACTTTACGGCCGTAAACAGAAAGACCACGAACGATGTCGCCGAAGTCAGTTTGGTTACGTAAAGGCTCAGTCTTAGTGATTTGAGATGCGAAAGCACATGATGCTTTAGTACCTGCAACCATCATACG